TATTTTGTAGATTTGGTTGAGCTTAAACGTTTGGTGGAGTCTTTGGGCTATATAAGCAGATGGGGCGGCATTGAACGATGCAAAAAACTTTACTTCGAATCTTCATTTAAAAGAGACCAGCACATAAAAGATTTGAAACGATACATCCGCGACTACGAATCAGTTTATCAACTCAAATGCTCACATGGTTATGACGTTGCATGCCTTATCTGTGGTTTTGGAACAGTTAATGGCGAGCGTGTTTATCACAATAAAGGAAAATCAAAATGACAATTTTTGAAGCACTAGCATTAACGGTTTTAATTTCAATTGCACTAGGTTTAGCTATTGGTGTTTGGATACTTGTGCGATACATCAATAATCGTACAAAAGCAGAACAGGAATTTTTAAAACGTCACGGGATTGGTTCTCACTTTGCATATCAGCGCAAATGGGAATCAGATTTCTTATATGGCAATAAGAACAATGACAACTCTGTACCAGAGGCAATTCTTGAAGCTGCTGAAAATCGCCGAGGTGAAAATGATCAAGCCTAAATGGGGAAGTTACCGTTTTTCAGTTGATAAGAATAAGACTGGTAAAAAACGGACTAATAGAGATCCATCACCACAAATCCCAGCATTTTTAATTAAGGGTCAGAGCTATGAATGTGATGTTAATACGCTGCTTAGCTGTAGCGTAAACATCATACCGCCGTCTATGAACAATTATTGGCTTGATTCTGGAAAAACCAGTAAACGTTTAAGTAAGCGGGCTAATCATTTTGTTGAGGTGATGAAGCGCTTTATTCAGCCTCTTCAATACAAAGGTGATGTGCAGGTAATTATCGATTACCACATGCCAGACAAGAAAGTACGAGACATCGATAATATTTTAAAACCTTGCCTTGATGCTTTAACCAAGTGCGGGCTTATTGATGACGACTCTCAAGTAAAAAGCCTTTCAGTAAACGCTCGTCCAATTGTGGCGGGCGGTCAAATCGATATTCAAGTAAGAAAACATAACATAGGGGCTTAATGATTATGACGATAAAAACAGTAGCGGCAGAGTGGATCTCTGTCGAAGAAAATCCGCCTAATAAACGAGTTATGTGCTTGTGTGATGATGGGAAAATTAGATTCGGAAAACCTATTTGCGGAGATGGCTATTTTTATATTGAAAATCGAGTGAGTTGGGAGCGTGTAGAGTTCTGGCAAGAAATACCGCAGCTTAAAGAAGTGCAAGAAAAGTATTGGGCAAAGTAGGGGAAAAATATGAATGCAGTTACAGTAAGTCAAGGTCGTAAACATTTTACAGTTGCTATTGATTGGAATGAGCATCCGATTGAATGGCATTTGGAGCAATACGGGTCATGGTTATTGTTAGACGGTAATGGGGAAACCTATTTAGGTTCAAGAGGCATTCTTGGTCATGTCATTGATGCTGAGAATGGTGTGCAAGTTGACCGCCGTTTTAGAGCGCCGCCACGTTGTAAGATTGATGTGTTTCATGCGATGGCAGTAGAGGATCTATTAAGTCACATCATGCAAACGGAAAATGAAAAGGTTAGACAGTGGATGAAATGCGTGATTATTTTTCATGTGGATTTTAAGAATGAGAAGGAGATTGCTAGAAAACTTGGTGTGTCTGAATACGCCGTACAGCGCGATAAAATGCTTGGGTTAGTACGCATTGCATCACGCTTCAAAATTAAAAGTAAATTGATGGGGTGATGTTGACAAGCCAGACTGCATTCTGATACTTTTGTGATATGCTGGACGAAGTTATGGTCGATCAGCAAGATTTTAGTTTAAAGCTCACTTTCCAGTGGGCTTTTTTGTTGCCTAATAAAAAGTAATTCGAGGTAATTATGAAAACAAAAATGCTATGTGTAGGTCTTGCTGCCGCCCTAATGTTTGTTGGATGTTCGCGTGATGCACAAGTAGCTTCTAAGAATCTTTCTTATGCTGCTGACAATTTCCAGCTAGACCGAAGAATTGTTTTTTATAACGGCATTACTGGTGACTACATTCTTACAATCGAAGGCAAATGCTCTTTTGATGCAGTAAGTGAAAAGAAAGTCGATGTAACTTGTAAGACAGGTAATTCAGAATTCAAAAAACATTCCTTGGGTATATCCGACAATGTTACTTATTTTTCTGAACAGCTAACCAGTAAAGGGGTTAGTACATATCACTATAAGGTTGCGTTTAATCCTCAATCAATCATCCCTGATATTGATTTGAAAGTTAATTAAGTTCACTTAAAAGTTTGTTGGTTGGCCGGACGGATTACGGCATATATGGCCCCGCTGAATACTAGTTATTGGCGGGGCTTTTCTTTTTTGGAGTGTGTCTATGGCTGACAAATCAGAAGTTAAAAAGGATCTGGATTTTTGTTCGTGTGAGCTTGAGAAATATCAAAACCTTTCACGCACTGGTTTATCTCGTGACGAGCTAATCACTATCGATTCAATAATTGTTCGGCTGAAAGGACGTATACGTAATTTGCGTGAGCTGAAAGGTGAGGAGCCTAAGAGTGGAAGATAACAAAACATTAGCAGAAGTGGCTCTGGAACTTATTAAGCAAAATACTGAGTTAGTTAAGCAGACAAACAAGCTGATAGAGCAAAACACAATAATCATGCAAATCAATGCTGAACAATCAGCGCAGCTTAGCGAAGTGCTCGCAATGTTTGATGATGTTGAGCCACCACAAAAAGCTAAGTCTTTGGATGGGTGAGGGCTGAGTAATGTTTAATTTCTTCAAAAGACCAATCGTTATTAATTTTACCGTTGAGCAAGTCCATCCAGACTCGAAGCTATGTTTAATCAAGACGCCCAATCCAATTTCAAGTGAAATATTTGAACCGTTGGCTAAAGCTTGGAAGGAAGCAGGGTTTGAAAAAAAAGTAGTTGTTATCAGTAAAGATATAAATCTTGAGACATTAACTGATGATGACTTAAAGAAGCTTGGATTAAAGAGGATTGAAAACGATGCCTAGAGTAGCAAGCATTATCCCGCCAAAGAGCAAAGGAACCGCCACTCTTTCCACTGGTACAAAAGTTTTACTTGATAATGGTGAATATCTCCAGCATGTAAACAAAATAACTTTAGTGGCGGAGCCGGGGCAGCCGTGGAAGGCAATCATTGAGGTGCATCCAACCAATCAAGAGCAAATAGATGCACTGTTAACTGATCTTGAAGTGGTTAAACGCAATGAGGCTTTTAATCGTTTGCAAGAAATACAAGAGGAAATGCAACACCTTCAGGATGAAAAACTATTTCTTGAGCATAAGTATCTTTCAGGGGTTACTGGTGTTTCTATTGATGGTGTTAAGGATGTACCCAAAGAAGGTACGTGGTTATTAAAAGAAGGTGAAAAGATTTTATCTCTACCTAACATCATAGATGCCAAACAACTCTTAAAGAATTTTTCTTTACATGGCTCGTGTTGTGCCACACCAGATTTAAAAGGTAATGACAAATGTCCAGACCCTGCCGAGAATTCGGATGCACAAACTTAGTTAAGTCCGCTAGTCAGAAAGGCTATTGTGATGATCATGCACATAAGCGAAGTGGTTGGGGTAAACGGCAAGACCGAACAGGATCAACAACCGAGCGTGGTTATGGTCATGCATGGCGTAAGTTGCGTGAAAGCATTTTAGAGCGTGATGGCTACCTATGCGTGCAATGCCGCGCCGTTGGTCGTATATCACCAGCAACAGACGTTGACCATATCAAGGCTAAAGCGTTTGGCGGTACTGATGAGCCAGACAACCTTCAAAGCCTTTGTGGTACTTGTCATAAAGAGAAGACAGCAAAGGAGAGTGGCTAATGGATCCTTTGGGTATCATTATTCATGTGATGGTGTTTGTTGTAATCCTTTATTCCGTATTTGCACTAGGATACTTTTTACGAACTGAATGTAAGTTCTTTAGAAAATTACCTCCTTTGGGAGGTTTTTTATTGCCACCAGCAAAGGTAAATAAAATGACTTCAAAACTTATTCATGTACATGATGTTGATAAAGGTTCTGACGTTTACTTTGATCCAATTGGGGTTGAAGGCGCTTTAATTGAATGGACAGGAAAGAAGGATTATAGCCAATACATTTATAGCGTGAATCTTTACATGAGAAGCGGGAACATAATCAGTTGTGTTGTTAATGAGGATGGTAAGAAGAAGATTCTTGAGCATGTTCATTGATGCACAAAAATTGTGCAGAAACCGCCGTGATGGGGAGGGGTGGGGTAAAAGTTCAGAGCCTTAGCCTAAATGACCGCCCCCCTAGTCACATTTTTACGCACGCGAAATTAAAAATTTAAAGGGTTGACAAAATGGGTGGAATTGCGTCTGTGCCGGGGCGGGGTAGAAAGCCCAAGCCAGTCGAAACAAAACGAGCATCCGGCAACGTTGGAAAACGACCATTAAACAACAATGCGCCTGAATTTACAGAAGTCACAAATATTGATGTTCCCTCTTATATGGAAAATTTAGAGTTCGCATCAATGATTTGGAAGTCTATTGTTCCCGAACTCCTTAAAAACAAAGTCCTCCGCATAACAGACATGCATAACGTAGAGGGTTTTTGTTTGGCTTATGAAAACTGGAGAAAGTCACAGCGCGAAGTTCAATGTCACGGAATAGTTGTTGAGGGTGCGCAAGGTGGGCCAGTTAAAAACCCCGCACTTACAGCAGCAAATGAAGCAGCCAGACAAATGACTATGTTTGGCGCTTTGCTTGGGCTAGATCCTGCATCCCGGAACAGAATTACCGGAATCGGGCAAAAGAAAAAAGGCAATGCATTTGCAGGAGTCTTAGAAATGTGAGGATTTGAATGGCTGCTACATACCCCAATGTTGACGCTGCCAACAGATGGGCTAAGGCAGTTATTGCTGGAAAAATCCCTGCATGTAAATGGGTGAAATTAGCCTGTCAACGTCACATAGATGATTTAAAAAAGTCAAAGAAACGAGATTTCCCATATAAATTTGAGCCTAGACTTGCTGAAAAAAAGATACTTTTTGTCGAACTATTACCTCACACAAAAGGAGAGTGGGCTTTAAAAAGACTCAAAATTTCCTTAGAGGATTGGCAGAAATTTGGTCTAGCAGTCACATTTGGGTGGGTGAGAAAAAAAGACGGCTATCGCCGCTTTCGTGAAAGTTATTGGGAAATACCTCGTAAAAATGGTAAATCAGCTATTGCCGCTGGCGTGGCACTCAATATGTTTTGCAACGATGGTGAGTTTGGTTCTGAGGTATATTCTGGAGCTACCACCGAGAAGCAGGCATGGGAAGTATTTAAACCTGCAAGATTAATGGCGAGCAGATCCCCAGATTTATTAGAGGCAACAGGTATTGTTGTAAATGCCGCCAGCCTTGAGGTTCCTACAGACGGCTCCATTTTTGAGCCATTGATTGGTGATCCGGGTGATGGTCAATCACCGCATTGTGCAGTTGTGGATGAGTTTCACGAGCACATCGATGCGCGACTTTATGACACCATGCAGTCCGGTATGGGTGCGCGTAGACAGCCTTTAATTTTTACAATCACTACTGCTGGGTTTGATATTGAAGGTCCGTGTTATGACTTGCGTGAGCGAGTTATACAAATGCTTTCAGGTGTTATTGAGGATGACGAGTTATTCGGCTGGATTTGGACCATTGATGAAGATGATGATTGGACAGATCCAAAAGTATTGCAGAAAGCTAACCCAAATTATGATGTTTCTGTATATGGCGATTACTTGGAGTCTCAGCAAAAAAAAGCAGTTCAACATCCTTCTCGTCAAAATACATTTAAAACAAAGCATCTAAATGTATGGGTATCTGCAAGAGCTGCATTTTTTAATATTGAGAAATGGAAAGCTTGTGAAAACAAGGGTCTTGATATTGAGCAATTTAAAGCGGTTCCATGTTTAATTAGTGCCGACTTGGCTTCAAAAATCGACTTGGCTGCAGCGGTGAATTTGTTTTATCGCCGTGAAAGTGACGGGAAAATTCATTACTACTGTGTTGCTCCCAAATTTTATATTCCCGAAGACACAATTTTTAATGGTGAAGAAAAGCAGATTATCAAGCTTTATCAGAAATGGCACAACATGGGCCTAATTGATGCGCATGATACTGCTGAAAATGACCTTAATAAGATTGCAGACGATATTACTGACATGGCCCAGCATGTGGCTTTGACTGAGGTCCCATTGGATGAATGGGGTGGATTTCAAATCGTTAGTAAGATTGAGGAAAAGGGATACACAGCAGTCAAGATTCCAAAGACGACTAAGTCATTCTCTCCAGCAATGCGAGAGTTAGAGGCGGCTATTGCTGCAAAGCGTTTTCACCACGATGGAAACCCAATTCTAACTTGGATGATTAGTAATGTTGTTGCCAAGCCTGATGCTAATGACAACGTTTTCCCGCGTAAACCAAACAACTCCAAAAAAATTGATGGGGCAATTGCCCTATTAATGGGAATTAATCGCGCCATGTTCTTAGCTGGCGAGGCAGATCCAAACGACTTTTATGATGATCCAATTATGGTGGGTGTATGAATAAGAAACCAAACCGCTTAGCCAGAGCGGCTAAGGCGGCTTTGCGGTTTCTGGGGCTAAATGGTCAATTTAGCTTAACCCCTGATGTGCTCCAGAACTTGCAGAGCACAGCAAGCGGAAAGTTTGTCACGGTAGATTCGGCGCTTCAATTGAGCGCCGTTTTTGCATGTGTAAGACTTGTATCGGAAACCGTCTCAACTTTGCCCTTGAAACTTTATAAGGCAAATCCTGATGGCAGTAGTACATTAGCAAAAGAACATCCGCTGTATAACGTGTTATGTAGTTCACCAAACTATGAAATGACACAAAGCCGGTTCCTACTTTTTATCGTAGCAAGCATTGTTTTATGGGGTAATTCCTATACTGAAATTATCCGAAGTGCAAATGGCAGAAGGATTGTTTCATTAGATCCGTTATTGCCTCAAAACATGCAGGTCATAAGAAATAAAGTAAGTGGCGCTTTAGAGTATTTTTATACCGTTGATGGTGTTCGCCGTCAGATAAATGAAAAAGACATTATGCACATTAGAAGCTTTGGCATTGATGGTGTAATGGGGATTTTTACCATTTCCAAAGGTCGCGAGACATTTGGGACGGCAATGTCAGCCGAGCAAACAGCGGCCAAGTTTTTTGAAAATGGGCTACAAACTTCTGGCTTTTTGAGCACCGATAAAACCAATACTCCGGAACAAAGACAGCAACTCAAGAAAAACATTGAAAGCTTTATGGGTTCTAAAAATGCCGGAAAGGTCATGGTTCTTGAAAATGGCTATTCATACAACGGCATTACCATGAATCCAGAAGCGGCTCAGATGCTTGAAACCCGTAGTTTTGAGATTGAGGAGATTTGTCGCTGGTTCCGTGTTCCACCTTTCATGATTGGTCATCTCGACAAGCAAAGCTCTTGGGCGGCTTCTGCTGAGGCTCAAGATTTACAGTTCTTAAAATATTCATTACGTCCACTTCTGGTGAATATTGAGCAAGAAATTTCTCGTTGCTTAATTGGTCGCCTAGAGAGTGAGGTTTACTTCGTTAGCTTCAATATTGAAGGCTTATTGAGAGCAGATAGTAAAACACGTTCTGAGTATTACGCCTCAGCCGCAGATCATGGCTGGATGAATCGAAATGAAATTCGTGCAAAAGAGAATTTACCACCAATTCCGGGTGGAGATATTTACACAATCCAATCTGCATTAATACCACTTGATCAAGTGGGAACAAATTATAAAAAGGGGAAGACCGATGGGTAAACGAAGTTTATTACCTAGAGCTGACTTTAAATCAGAAAAGCACGGGTTTTCATTGCCCCTTGCGCTCGATCGCTGGAATCCAGCAATAAAAGCCGCAGACGAAAGTGACAATACAATTAGCATCATGGATCCCATTGGTTACGATTGGTGGACTGAAACAGGTGTTACTGCAAAACGAATTAGTGCGGCTCTCCGGTCCATGAATGGTGCTGATGTTGTTGTGAATATCAACTCCCCCGGCGGTGATGTTTTTGAGGGTTTAACAATTTATAACCTGCTTCGCGAATATGAAGGACATGTCACGGTTCGAGTTCTTGGGCTTGCTGCTTCTGCTGCCTCGTTTATTGCTATGGCCGCAGATGAGATCCAGATCGCACGAGCGGGCTTTTTCATGATTCACAATGCATGGACAGGAGTTTGGGGCAATCGCAACGATATGCGCGAAACAGCCGACTTTCTTGAGCAAATAGATGAGACTATTGCGGACATTTACAGCATTCGCACAGGTCTATCTATTGATGAGTTAAAAGCTCAGATGGATAAAGAATCGTGGATTAATGGCAAAAATTCGGTAGAGCAAGGATTTGCAGATAGCTACCTTGATTCTGATGTTGTTGAGGAAGGTGCGGCCAATTCTGCAAAAGATCGCATTGCGGCTCACAAAATCGACTTAATTATGGCTAAAGCCGGAATAACTCGAAGTGAACGCCGTGACTTAATGAAAGATTTTAAGGGCACGCCAAGCGCTGCCAAAGAACAGACTACGCCAAGCGCTAGTCTTGATTTGTCTGGCTTAATAGAAGACATGCGTACCGCTGCTCAAAAATTCTAAGCCAATATTTTTTTAAATCATAACCACCCTTTGAGGTGGTTTTTTGTGAGTAAAATTTATGTCTGAACGTACAAATGACCAAGCAGCAGAACAACTTAAGCAAGTTAATGCGACTCTTAAAGAGCTAACAGAAAAAGTTCAGCCAATGGCTGAAAAGGCTTTGAATGAAGCTAAAAAAGCTGGGGATTTATCAAACGAAACAAAGCAGGCGGTTGACCAAGCATTAACAGATTTAAACTTGCTTCGCCAAACACAAAATGAATTGCAAACGCAATTAGGTGAAGCGGAGCAAATGTTTGCACGCATCGGCAAAGGTGGTAACAACAATAATAATGGCGTGTCAGATCGTGCTGGTGATCTTGTTATTAAAGATGAGTCTTTAATCAATTTCACAAAAGACGTTCGTGCTGGAAATCGCTTAAACGTGAATGTGCCACGTAATGCATTGACCTCTTTTGCTGTAAATCCGGTTGATGGTACCACCCCGATTATTGCCAAGCCAAACCAGCGCTTAACAATTCGCGACTTACTTGCACCGGGTCGCACTGGTTCAAATGCAATTGCATATTTGCGTGAAACTGGCTTTACAAATAATGCTGCTCTGGTTCCAGAAAATACAGCAAAACCTTACTCTGAAATCACATTTGAAGAAGTGATGGAAAGTGTAAAAACCATTGCACATATGTTGAAAGCATCTAAGCAAATCTTAGATGACTTGCCACAACTTCAAAGTTTCATCAATAACCGCATGTTAAACGGCTTGAAGCGTGCAGAAGATACACAGCTTTTGTTCGGCTCAGGCGTTGGAAACAACCTAAACGGGATCTACACCCAAGCAACTGCATATAGTGCACCAATCACTATTGCGAACCCAACAAAGGTGGACATCATTCGCTTAGCAATGCTTCAAGCAGCTTTAGCTGAGTACTACGCTACAGGTACGGTTTTACACTCAAAAGACTGGACCGAAATCCAGCTGCTTAAAGACACTACAGGCGCTTACTTGTTTACAAGCCCATTTGGAACCATGACTCCTTCATTGTGGGGCCTACCAGTTGCAGAAACGAACCAAGCTGGTTTGGATGGCAAATTCTTAACAGGTGCTTTTGCAGAAGGCGCTCAAATCTTTGATCGTGAAGATGCCAATGTGGTGATTTCTACAGAAAACCAAGACGACTTTGAAAAGAACATGATTTCAGTTCGTTGTGAAGAGCGTCTTGCACTTGCTGTGTATCGTCCTGAAGCCTTCGTTAAAGGCACATTCCCAGTACCTGCACCTTAATTTAAGCAAGAGAGGGGAAACCCTCTCTTTTTTTTGGAGTAACAAGCGCATGAAAGTTAAATTTCTTGATGTAATCCAGATGGGCACTCACCTTTATAAATCTGGGGAAACTGGCGAGTTTTCGGACCAAACTGCCGAAGAGCTTATTAAAAAAGGCTTAGCTGTTTTAGATGATGGTAATGAATCAGCTGAAAATACAGCAGGTCCGCAAGCGCAAGAAACCAAAGGCGGCAAGGGTGCCAAAGGTGGTAAAGGTAAAAATTCAACACCACCAAAAGATGAAAATGGCGCAGGTGGCAATGAGAATAACGGTTCAGATGATGAAACTAAGTCTGATGAAAACGCTCAAACCACTAATGAAGATTCAAAACCAGAATAATTAGGGCAATGTCATGTCGGTGATTTCAATAAATAAAGCTATGGCTCACTTGCGTGTCGATGAGGACATTGACAATGACATTGCAAGTAAACTTGAGTCTGCTGAGCGTATAGCTAAAGAGTATTTAAATAGGAATTTTTATTTAGATAAAGCCGCTCTTGATTTAGCCAAAGAAGAAATACCATTGATACTTTCTGAGGCGAAAGTTCATTACGACCATGATGTGGATTTTGCTAGAACTCTCGAAGGTGATTTGATTGATAAATTCATTCACACAGCTTCACTGAATTACGATACAGCAATTCGGAAGGCCAAAATGATTAGTCTTGGCATTGTGGTAAATGAAGCAATCGAAATAGGAGTTTTGCTGATTCTTGGTAATCTTTATGAGAACCGTGAAGACCTAACAACAGCAAACGTTTACGAGCTGCCTAAAGGTGCAGAGTGGCATTTACACCCATTTAGAACAGATCTGGGGGTTAGCTAATGCAAGCTGGTAAATTAAAACATCGTATTACGATACAAAGGTCAATTAACACACAAGACCCAGTTACTGGAAAATTGATTCAGACTTGGGAAAATTTCAAAAGTATTTTTGCGGAAGTTACCGACTTATCAACACGTGATGTTATTGCTGCCAAAGCAGCCAATAGCTCGATACAAGCCCGTGCAAAAGTGCGATATAGCAGCACTACAAAACAAGTTGATAGCACAATGCGGGTTCTTTTTGATGGTTACTATTACAAGATTGATGGGAACCCAATGCGAGACCCAGACTCACGCCGTGAGTATTTAACTATCAACCTTGCAACAGGTGATAAAGCATGGAATGGGTGATTTATGGCTACTCAAATACATGGCTTGGAGCCTGCTTTAAGAAAAATGCAGGCAATCGGTAATGAAAAAACTGTAAAACGTATTGCCCGTAAAGCGATGCGGCAGGCAATGAACATTGCTCGGGATGAAGCCCGTCAAAAAGTTAAACGTTTAGATGATCCCACCACTCCTGAAAAAATTTGGAAAGAAATTGTTGTTCAAAATGGCCGAAGTAGAAATAAAAACACTTTGGTTATGCGTGTGGGGGTGCGTGGTGGGGCACGTATTCCATATACAAATAATGCCCAAAATAGACGTTCTGGGAGTGTTGGAAAAACGTATCAAACAGATGGCCGTGTCTTTTACTGGCGATTCCTTGAGTTAGGTACAAGTAAGCAACCAGCAACCCCATTTTTAAGACCGGCGCTTTACGAAAACATTGAACAAATAACAGATAAGTTTGTTCAAGTATTTAATTTTGAACTTAGTGTGGTTTTAGGTGCAGCTTAATGGTTAAAGTCCCAATTTTTAAATTAGCAAGAGCAGATCCAGCCATTACAGCTCTACTTGAAAGCAACGGAATTTTGCGCGTCTGGAAATTTGGATATGCTCCAGATGATCCACAAACACCGTACGTGACATGGCAAACGATCACGGGCGATTCTAATAGCAACCTTGATTCACGCCCCGTCTCTGATAATGCAATCATCCAAATCGATGTTTATGCAACCGATGAAGATGTTGTTGAGCAAGTTGCAACTGCAATGAGAGACGCAATTGAGCTTGACTGTTATGTAGTTCGTTATGGTGAAGCAGATAAGGACCCAGTAACGGGAATGCCTCATTATTCATTTGACGTTAGCTGGATCGTAAACCGCGAATAAAACACAAAACCATTTTTCACTTAGCACCCAATCGGGTGCTTTTTTTATGCCTAAAAGGAGCGCTCTTAATGGCTAATGTTAAAACACAAGGTACACAGTTATTTACTGTGATTGACGGACAAGTAGTCCGTTTTATCTGCATGAAGAAAATTGCCTTTGGTCAAGATTCTTTTTCCAAGTTAGATGTTACTTGTTTGGAGGCAGAAACAAAAGAATATGAGCGCGGAATGCGTGATCCGGGTGAAGGCTCTTTTTCTATTGATTACAACGATACCAATACAAGTCATGACAAGTTAGCAGAGATTGCTGATTCTGGTGAGAAGTTGGATTGGTATGTGGGTTCTGGTGATTCAAAAACTCCACCTACTTATGATGCTACTACTGGTATCGACCTACCAGATGACCGTACTTGGGTGACATTTAAAGGGTATCTAAATGATGCCGCACCAAATGATATCGAAGTTGATGCGGTTTGGGGGTATGAATACACCCTTGTGCGCACTTCAAAAGTAACTCGAACTAAACGCGCGGTGACACCATAATGACTAAAGTGAATATTAAAGCATTTAAGAAGGTCACTAAAATCGGTGCACCAGTTGAAAAAACAGTTAAATGGGTTGTGGAGGTCACAGAGGAAAATATTGATTTTCTTACCTCTCAACTCAAACGCGAATTAACTCTTGGTGAAAAAGCAGAAGTGGAAGGGCAGGTTTTTATTAAAAAGCTAGCCTTTAATGATCTTCATGAAATTTCTAAAGCTTATGACTGGGAAATTAATGAAGACAATATTGCTGATTCAAAACTGAAGTCGGTAAGTGTTAAGCGTATGCAAGCAGGTCATTTGCTGGGTTCCGTATGTGAAGACGCAAAAGGCACACCATTCTTTAGTTCTGTTCAGGACGTTCTTGATTCTGAAATCCCTTTCATTGAGTCTCTTTATGCTGTGGCTGATGAAGTGAATAACTTTATGGGAAAGTCACGGAAGAAGAACTTGCCGAAAACGAATTCTGGTGTGAACTCGCCCTCGCAATCGGAATCACCATCGAAGAAGCCAAGCAAAAAATAAGCTTAAAAGAGCTTAGTATTTGGAGAGCCTTCCGTATGAAACGAGGCTCTCTTTTTCTTGGTCGCCGTATTGAGCAAGCAATTGGTAATTTGGCGGCAGTTTATATCAGGAGTCATTCAAAAAATCCTGAGCAAGTAGATGCACTCAACTTCATGCCACATGAGGAAAAAAACGAGCTTTCTTTAGGCGAGTTTTTAGAGCTTATAGCAGAAGAATAAGTTGGTTTTACGGAACCAGCTTGTTCAAAAATGACATTAATATATTCATTTGCTAGATTGGCACTGTGTTATCTATAAATGCAGAAGCTATGAAAATATATATATTCGTCTTTTTAGTGGTTTTTCCAAGCTTGGTATTTGCTCAGGAAAGATCGGTTGATGAAAGATGTAGTGGGTACGCCGATACTGTCACAAAATTACTTGTAAATAGGTATGATCATGAGACTCAAGACGAGCAATTGGAGTTACTCAATGAGATTGATGATAAGGCGTATAGAGAAAACTTAATTGGTATGCTTAAGCATACTTATACTTTGCCTCTATATTCTAATGAAAAAGATATTAAGATCCAGTTTTTAAATCAATATATTGCGTCATATAGACTTTGTATTAAGCAATATGTCGATAAATAATTAATTCGTAAAAAGTACCCCGCTAAGCGGGGTTTTTTATTGCCGGGAGAAAAGTAAATGGCTGCTGGTTCATTAGGTCGTTTAACACTTGATCTGGTTGCAAAAGTTGGTTCATTTGTTGAAGGAATGAGTCAAGCAGAAAGAAAGGCAAAAGAAGCTTCTGACAATATAAAGAAGTCTTTTAAAAGCTTTGGAGATCAGATTCAAGATGCAATTGGTGGAACTCAACTCGGCTCAGCAATTGATGGAATTACAGGTAAATTAGGTGCTTTACGTGGTGGTGTCTTGGTGGCGGGCGCTGCACTTGCAGGGATGGCAGTTGGTGGTACAGTTTTAGCGGCTGGAGCACTAGGACAAATGGCAATTGAGCTGGCAAAAGCCGATGCTCAACTTAACCAACTATCCCGCAGGGCGGTAACATCTGCTGAAAACTTTCAGATCGTAGCTGGTGCTGCAAGCGCCTTTGGTGTTGAGCAAGAAAAACTAAGTGACATTTTAGCCGATACCTCAGAAAAGTTGGGTGAGTACACCTCAACAAAAGGTGGTGGCGCAAAAGACTTTTTCGAAATGTTAGCTAACAACACCAAGATGTCAGCAAAGGAAATTGATGAGTTTGCTAAAAAACTATCAACAATGGACACGGTAGATGCATTAGGTCAAATTACCACAAAACTTGATGACATGGGAGCAACTGCAGCTGAAAAGCGCTTCGTGTTGGAGTCGCTGGCAAGTGATTTGGGTGACTTGGCACCACTATTCTCTAACAATGCTGAATTGATTAAAGAGTATGGCGACCAGTTGCGTGAAGCTGGCGTTGTTCGTACGCAAGAGAGTATCGATAAATCACTTCTTTTAAATGCTCAAACTCAAGCATTAGGCACGCAATTTCAGGGATTCAAAAATCAATTAGCGAGTCAAATGACTCCTGTGTTGAGTAATTTAATTCAATATTTTGTGGATGGTGCTGTAAAAAGCGGCAGCTTTGGAACTGTTTTAAGTGCCGTTGGTACGGTTGCCAAAGTGGTCGGTATTGCGATTGTTGGAGTTGCAAGTGCAGTTTCAGTGGTCATTCAGTCAATTAGTGGATTTGCTAGTCTAATTGACCATGTAGGCAATGTTGCAGCAAGGCTAGATGCTGCCACCACGATCAGAGAACAAATTAACGTACTTAAATCTGGTTTTAGCGAAGGTAAGGCCATTTGGGTTGATACCGCTTCTGGGATTGACAAGACAATCACCAGCATGATGACCTTTGTGAGCAATGTTAAAACAGGGACGATGCCCGCCTTAACTGGCTTATCTGCTGCACAGTTAAAAGTCAATCAAGCAAATTTAGCTAATTCAAAAAGTACCATTACTGACACAGAGACAGCTAAAGAAAATGCCAAAGCCAAAGAGGAGCAAGCAAAGGCAGCAGCTAAGGCTGCTAAAGCGCAGCAAGATCTTAATAAAATGGTCGGGGCATCTGCTTTAAGTGGTTTACGGATCAAAGGTGCAGAATCTATTGCTGGTGGTCAGGTTAGAGCATACACAGCAAACTTTGCTCAACTAACACAGTCCGCATTAGGTAAAGGATTGAATAGATTTACTGCATTCAATGATCTTTATCACAAGGGAACAAATAGCAAGCACGCAACTGGTAATGCATTTGACTTCACGCTAGATGATGCGAAAAAGTCTAGTGAAGCAGTTTCTCAGCTTGAGCAGATGGCTAAAAGATATGGCTTTGTTATTAAGGTTTTTGATGAGTATAGAAATCCATCTAAACGTGCAACAGGTGGTCATATTCATGTTTCTGTGCTTGGCTACAAAGGCACAGCAGATGCATTAAAAGATGCAAATGCTGAGTTGGATATTGTGCAAAAGGCTAATGATGAAGCTACTAAGATTCACGAAGATAGAGAAAAACGACAGCTTGCAATATCTTTAAAGTACGCTACTCCTGAGCAAAAACTAGCTTTGGATAATGCCGAAGCTATCAAGCAAATCAAACTAGCATATGCTGGCGACACCATCTCTGCTGAAAAATATATAGCTATCCAAGAGGCTGCTTATCAGAAAGATTTAGAGGCTTTTCGTGCAACTCAAAACGCAAAAATAACCTCAGCAACTGAAGATGCTGCGCAAGCCGCTGAAAACTGGAATAGAACTTTTTCTGATATTAATGGCACTTCTGCTCAGTATTGGTTGCAACAACAGCAAGGGGAAAGGTATCAAGAATCTTTTAAGGTTTTTGATACTCAGTCTGGTTTGCTTGATCTTGAGGCTAAAGACCCTAATGCCGATTTACAGTCGATAGCAGAGCAGCGCGAACAACTTTGGCAACAACACACCGAGAGAATGTTGCTCATAGATCAGGCTTATAACCGCGACAAAGCATCTCTGGGTTTGCAGTCAGCCAGTGAAACGCTTGGAGGGATGGCCGACTTAATGGGCGGTTTACTCGGTGAACAGTCAGCAGGTTATAAAGCCATGTTTGCTATGTCTAAAGCTTTCGCCGTTGCACAAGCTTTAATTAATGCTCCGCAAACCTTTTCTAACGTCTATACCTCGGTTTCTGCAATCCCACTGATTGGGCCGTATATTGCACCAGCACTTGCGGCTGCGGCGGTGGGGGTTCAATTGGCGCAGGCTGCTCAAATTAAACAAACCTCTCTTACGGGTATGGCGCATAACGGTATCGACAATGTTCCTAGAGAAGGTACTTGGTTGCTTGATGGTGGTGAGCGTGTATTGAATCCCAACCAAAACAAGGACCTTACTAACTATTTGAATAATCAAAAAGATAGCGGACCTCAAGTTGTGATTTACAACAATAGCAAAGCAAATGTTGAAACGAATGTTGGTGATGATGGGAAGGTGTATGTGACCATTGATGATGTATACAACCCAAACAGCAAGTACAGCCAAGCAATGCAGGAAAGTTTCAATATCTCAAGAAACAGGGGGTAAAAATTGGATAAGTTCATGCTCTGCCCGTTGTTAAAGGGGTATGACTTTACACCGGGCAACAATTTGCGAGAGCAAGAAACAGAAGGGGGGCCTCCAAGACAGGTCCCTTTTTTTGTAGGAGCTTGGCACACGGTAAACGTTTCTATCTCTCTAAATAACGAGGATGAAAAAGAGTACTTCTGGGCTTTTTGGCGTGACAAGCAGTACAAACCTAGTAACTGGCTTTGGAGGCTAGCATTAGACAATGCAAGGCTAGAGGAATGCGAGTGCAGGTTTGTTGCAGATTCGCGCCCAAAAGAAGTAGAGCGAGATGGAAAAATCCTTCAACTCAGTTTTCAGCTAAGAATCAAGCCTATTCACCGTGATCATGAAAATGACAGGGACATTATTGAGGCTTGGCAAAATGGAGGCCCGGCAGTTATAGGCACAATTGAAAAAGTACCAAATGAATGGTTCTCGAACGCTACAGGAGTTTAGTGATGATTATTACTGATGAAATGCTAGCAGTTTTAGACCAGTCATCCGGTCCAGTCGGCTTGCTTGAATGTATCGAAGTATCGCACCCTAATTGGTCTCGTGTACTTCGATATATTGTGAATAGTAGTGATCCGATGGATCTAACACATGAGGATGGGCAGACTTTTACCTATTCTTTTGCTCCCCTCAATATTACACGGAGTAATGAAGAGGAGAATTTGGATCAGAAAATTACGGCAGCTATCGGTGATGTAGGATCTGAAATCCCCGACTTGGTTGATCTAGTTTTAAAAGACTCGGTTCGAATACCACCTATATTGAATTATAGAGCATATGTTATCGGCAAATATGACCTGCCATGTACATATGCTAAAGGGCTTGAAGTTATTGTAATTACGAGGGATTGGAAAGGAACTAGCTTTGAGGCGCAAGCTCCGGGTTTGAATGATTCAGGTAACGGTGAAATTTATTCAGCAAGTACAGATCCTAGTTTGGAGGGATTTTACTCATGAATATTCGTCAGCTTTTTTATTGTGTCTATGATCCGGAAAATTTCCATTGCGTGCATTTCGTCATCTTGGCCGCAAAGGTCATCTTTGAGAAAGATTACACGCCGTGTTTCTTGGGTTTAACCGGACCATTACAGGAATCAATAAAAACATCACGTAATACAGTTCACAGAAACAAGCACATCAAAAAGCCGAAAGACGGCTGCATTGTCTTAATGACTTACCTAGATCAAAGCTCCCACGTGGGGCTTTTTTTTCAGG